TGGATTATCTACAAGAGAAAGTTCTGACAACTCATAAGTTTTAATTACACGAATTGTTTTATCTATTTTCTCGTCGTAAGCATCATCCCATTCTTTAATATTTCCACCTATTGAAAAACCAGTATAGGTTCCGTCTAAAACTTTTTCCCATGCATTCTGTGCACCCTTTGAAACATAAGCAGAAACATAAACTCCGCTATAAAACTTTTTAGTACTTGGATCAAAATACTTGTCTTCTTTAAAAGAAACAATTTTGCCAACAGCACTTGGCTGATGCATTTCACGAAGGTTGCCACGGAAATTTTTAAAAGCAGTTATACTAGATTCTGTTGTTACAATGTCATTTTGACGATCAACGTTGTCTAGGGTTGCAAAACCAGACACCATACGGCGCTCAACATCTACTTTTCCGATGGGCATTGAAAGGCGAACACTGTCACCTTTAGTTTCCCAATGAGCCTTATTTATTAACATAACGTTATAATTATAGCACCGCTTTAAAGAAGTTTCTCAACTATTGAGACGATCTACCTTCACCCTGTGCATTGCGTCCAGATATTGTAGTTGGTGAGTCAGAATTATTATTTGTTCTTTCTGAATCTCTTTGACGATCCCCTGCCAAATTTGCTCTAGCATCAGTTGCTTGTCTTGGAGACATAACAAATGGTTGATCTCCATCTGCTCTTAGTGGCAAGTCTAACGCTTCACGAGCCTCATTTGGAGTCATGACCTGAGTCTTTACATATCTTTCAAGAATTTGAGATTGTGCAATTTCATCAGTTAGTGTTAGTTCATTAAACTTAAGTTCAAGAATGTCTGTTTTTTCTCTAATAATCTTATTTACAACCTTCTCTAAATGTCTTTGTGCTGGACGAGATACCTGCTCTTTAAATGTACGATCTTGAGAAAGTGCTGCTGCAATACCTGCAGAATCTGCACCACCTAGTTTTGAGATAGGAACTTGATGGGCAATTAGAATATCATCACGGTTTTGTTTACGATACTCTTTAAATGAGCCATCTTGGATGCCATTTTCAATTGGCTCCATCTTAAATTCAACCTTATTGCCTTCTGTATCTCCAGGAAGCGGGATATAAAGGGTTCTGTGTGACTGAGCCTTAAGTCCAGTCTGTAAAAATCTAAACATTTTATCTTCAGCATCACCTGAAAGTTTTGCGCCCTTTAAAGTTACAACATATCTTGGAACAGCCTTGTTTTCAAAGTAATCAATATTGTATTGAGATGCAAGTTGATCTCCAATAAGAGATGGCATTGCTGCAATAATATCTGGAATACCATAGAATGTATTTAAGGGTGAGTATTCTTTTAAATGAATAATCTCGTTAGGACGTGGATCTGTACCCATAGGGTTTGCATTCTTTGCCCCAAAGTTTCTAAAGTAAACCACCTTTTGACCAATAATCTGCACAAATCCATCACGTAAGCGTCGTATACGAACAGTTGTTGCTGGAATATGTCCAACATATCCAATTTCTCCAGCAGTTGTTCTACCTACTTCAATAAACCCATTACCTGTTGCTTGAAGGTCTGTGTAAACCTTTTCCATTGTTTTTGTAAAACTGTCATCATCATTTAAATTTTCTAGCCAATCACGTAGTTGAATCTTGGCTCTTTCAATACGATTACGAGCACGGTCTACCGCACTTGCATCTTCATTCATTTCAAACCTTAACAGCGTTCTATCTGAAATATCAAAACGATATCCTAAGCCTACAACGTTTTCTACCTTAGCGTCAATAGCAGCATGGTTAGCAAATGATGTGTCATAGAAGTTGGCTAACTCATACATGTTATATGGAGGGGTAATTACGTCAAATAGTCCGTAACCATTTCTGTATACCGTGCCAGGATTGATTTGTTTTGATCCAGCATTTACTCCAGATGGTGTTGCATTTGCTGCATCTAAATACGCAGCGTTAAATTCTGGTGCAGCATACTTTGTTAAATTGCGTGTTGTTCTGCGACGAAAGTTTTGGTCAAGCCCAACGTAATCTTTTAAAACATCCCAACTTCTGTTAAATGGATCGTGTGATTTAAAGATGTTGTCTTCTTTTTCTTCTGTGTTAAGACTTGCACGGATATATTGTTCTTCACTCATCCATAGCCCCTTTTCCATGTTTTTCTAATGTCTGTTGTGCTGCATGCCAAGCGCCTAAGTCATTCATTGAAGGAATTAATCCTTCTTTTAATCTTGCTTTTTGTTCGGAATACTCTTCTTCACTAACCTGAGTTAATCCTGGAACAAATACCGCTTTACCAAGTCCATCATCTCCGTGATGAATTGCAACCTTTTTTAACTCTGCAATTTTTGTAATGTCTCCACGGTCGGACGGTATATTTAGAACTGAGCCTTCGTCGTCTGTAAACCATTTACCAGCGGATGTCTTATATACGTAAAGACCCCAGTCATAATGCTTGTCTATTACCTGACGGCGTACATTTTTAACATAAGGTTTACCAGTTTTTGGATTAATTAAGGATTCCATAACCATAAGTATATCAGACTATACTGGTGTGGAGACGTTGGTTGACCATTCTGTATTTGCATATATATTTAATTTTTCAGGTTGATAGACTAAACCCTCTCCATCGTCAACAATTATTTTATTTGTGCCTATATATGTCTTATAAATATCTGAGGGGTTAATTCCATAGAACTCTGATGATCCTATTACTAACATGCCGTCCCAAGTAAAGTTATTAAACCAGAACTGCCAATCATTTGTTGTTATACCATCCGTCAATACCTGGAACCAAGACCTAAACGTTCTACTTTCAACCTCTTGTAGGCTGTTTGCCTGATAATATGCAATGTTATTAAATAATATTGGTCCCGTCAAATTTATGCTTCCAAGATATGAATTATAGACAAGAGAGGTTAAAAATGCTATACCTATGGATGACCACTCTTTAAGAGATAGGACTGGCTCTCTCACTAGGCTACCATTTAAATAAAATCCAACTCCGTTATATGGGACACCGTTTTGATTTAAAACAAATATTCTACCTCTATCTAGGTCGGCGCTGTTAGCCTGTAAATAAAATCTCAAAGTTCCACCTTTATGGTTAATTTCAAAAATTTCTGTTGCTGTTGCTGGAAACGTATCTTGATCATATCTTAGCCACAACTGCATAGCGCTTACTTTGTAGTCTGTTGCCAATTCCTTATTAATTGGAAGGTTTAATCCACGATTTTCTAAAATATTTATTTCACCACGTACTTCAATTCCAGATGTTTTTGTTAGGTATAAATATGGGGTGCTTTCTTTATATATACTAAATGGATTCTTAGACTTGTAGTCAAAGTAAATGCCGTTCTTTTTATATGGAAATAAATCTACTCCAAACCTTGTTCCTACTGGGTTAAAAGAGTTGTCATTAAATGCTTGAGAGGCCAACTGTAACTTGTTTAATAAAATTGGTTTAGTTAAAATTCCACGACTATTAAATTCAAGACTATAGACAATTGCAATTTGATTAAAATCTATGGTTTTGATTGGGTAAATTAACGTGTTATTTAAAATTTCAAATCTTGTTGTTTCCCAGTTTTCGTAATTATTTAAATCAAGTACTTTATACTCATCTGGCGACTCTTCATTAGCAAAAGAAGTAGGTATGTTTGCACCGTCTGCAACATATTGAAATGTGACATAACTTTTTATCTGCGCTCCTTCTGTATTATAATAAGAAAAAGATGTTCCAGATTCTTGCTGAAGAGTTGTTGTTGTTGGGTATCCTAGGTTAAATTGTAAAAAATCTATTTCATAAAATTCTTGACCACTGTTATTTTTTACGAATTGAGCAAAGTAAGAAAGTGGTAAATAGTCTTGCCAGTATCCTGCAACACCTATGTCTAAGAAATATTTTTCATATGCTTCTGATGGAAGTATTGTGTAACTTGCTGTGTGATCAATTAATTCTTGCCCCTTGTCTAATTCAATAAAGCCGTTTGCGTCAATGTAGTTTGTTATTTTTGTAGAATTTAATGTTGTACCTAGTCCAACAGAATAAAGTCTTCCTGTAAAAGTATACTCTCCAGAGTCGTCTCCACATACGTACATTTTTAATGAACTTTGATTTCCAAAGAAGGAACTTATATTACTACCAAATTTTTCTGACAATGTTTTTATGTTAAATCCAACTGCAAAAAGGCTGTTAGTGGTTATTGCGCTAGAAGTAAATAATAGTTGCGTAGTTCCATTATAGGTTAATGAATATTTAATCAAATTGCCATCTTTAAGAATTGTAAAATAATTATTGTTTAGGGGGTTGTAGATTTTAAATAATATCTCATCTGATGCTAGGTTGTGAGAACTAAACACTCCATAACAACTTTCAACTTCACTTGATAACAAGTTAAATCTTGAAAAATTAATATACGATTCAATAGAGTTCCAGGTATTGTTAGGCTTAAAAGACAAAAACTTATCGCTAATAACAGGGCCAGATTCGTTATCTTGTGCTTCCTTGTTGTCATCATATAATTCTTGTAATGTTTTACTACCCAAAAATATTTCTGGTAAGGTATACTCAGGTGTTCTTAAATTTGTT